CATTCCCCTCAACGTCTCCGTACGTGGGGTAAAGGACTCGGGTTCCGATCCTGCGGAGGTCGAGAGTTTCTCGACACTCCTCAGGGTCACTCAAGTAGCCTTAGCTTCAGGCGAAACCGACGAAATCGGTTTCGTCTGGAACTATGACTACGACAACATATGGGGGGGAAAACTCGCATTTACCAACAAGAGTGGTAAGTGTAAGAAAATCCCCCTGAAATTCGCTAAACCAGAAACTGTGTGCACTTTACTGTGGCAACACACTTACTGGTTCAAGCGACTCAAAAAGTCGGTCCGATATCTGCTTGAATCTCGTATGAGGCACAAGCAAATATCGACCCTCATGTTGAAGGAGATCCTCCATACCGCGGACGGTATAATGATCTCCCTCATGCTAGGATCACCAGAATCCCTGGTCTCGAACTCGGAAAACGAGTATGAGATCACGGATCGGATCAATTCGAGTGTGATTTCCCAATGTATCCATAACTACACTCAAGTAGTTAGGGATACAAAGAGAATTCGCAAAGAATTGAAGAAGTGTATGTTCGAGAAGGTTAAATACCGTCCCGACCCTACACTCCTTCGCAGGAATTCGTGGTGGGCGGCTCCGATCAAACTAATGAACGGAATCGCCCACACGAACTCAAAATCGAAGATGTTTCGCACCGCCGTCCTTACTCAGACGCGCGCGTGCGGATTAGCTTCACAAGAAATGTGCGCGACCTCCATAGATGAATTCATCTATGAGGTCACAAACATGAAAGAATTCCAGTGCCCACCCGAACTCGAAGAAAGCTTCGAAGAGTTCGCGTCGGAACTGGTAACAAACGCAGCGGGGACGTCATCGAAATTTAAGATTTCGATGTCGACCTCGGCCTGTTACGAATCGCCGCGGCGGAAAGAGGGCAAGTTCGGGTACCTTCGTAAGAAGGTACTAGATCTTGGCATCGATCTACCGCAGCCACTAGCTATCGGAAACCCCGGTGGTGAAATCGGCACGCCTCTCTGGAGAGAGGCGTATCGACGAGCCACCGAGGAATACGATTCTATAATGAAGGTCAATGTTGCGGCTATCCGTGAAAACGGAAAGTCGCGCATTGTCACATCAGGGTCGTTCTGGAAGGAGACGCTATTACAGCCGTTTTCTCACTTAACGATCGAAATGTTAAAATCCAACCCAACCCTCCAGAACTCAATGAGGTCTGGAAGATTGGGGTGGAAATTTATTGAGGGAATTACCCACTTGGACCCCGTTCGCGGAGAAGTACTCTTCGCGAACGACCCAGTGGCATATTCCTTCGATTGGACTAAAGCAACCGACCGCCCAACGCATGCGATGGGCAGGAAGTTGATGAGGCCTATATTGGCCAAGACAGGCCTCGAGGATTGTGTTATAGACACAATCCTCGACGTCTGGGTTGGCGAAAAAGAACTTTTCAGAAGCAAGGGTGGTAAGAAAATACCATGCGGGCTTCTGATCAATGGTATACCGATGGGCGATCCGCTGACAAAAACATGTCTGCAGTCCGCCCACCCGGTATCACACCTATATGCCATGAAGAAGCTGGTGGGTAACCACCCGATTCTTTGGGAGCAAGAACATAGAAACTTCTTTGTCATCGACGACGGAAACGGCGACGATGGCATCAAATTTTCTAACGGTGAGCTGGGGCGCCTCTACTTCAAGTACTTTGAAGAAGGGGCACGACTGCTCGGATACAGTATCTCAGAAGAGGACACATTCATCACTGATGATTGGGCCACCTACTGTGAAGAATTCATGCGGATTCCGTCTGACCGATTTAACACGGTCAAGAACGCAAACCGCCTAAAAGACTCACGTCTTTCCCCATATCTGGATGTCCCTAAAATAAGGGTCATACTAGATACGAAGAAAGACCGTCAAGACTTCAGTTCTGACCCCCAGGGTAAATACACCCTGATGGGAAAGGACTGTGAATATGTACGGAGGGACGGCAGCTCAGGAATTAACTTCCTGTTCGGCCTCGCCTCTGTTATGCAAGATGTATGTCTTGGATTGAAATATCGGGATGAACCGGTATATCTTCCAAGACAGATCTATGGAACCGGGAAGATGCCCCCCAATTGGGAGGTAGATTCCTGGATGAATGCTCTCAGATCGTGCAAACCACGGCCACGAATGGTCGCGGTTAACACGATTCGAGAGGTTATCGCAAACGAGCGCTTTCTGACCAGATATCGTGGAATCACGAAATCTGAGCAGAACCACTTCGATAAGGAGGCGTGGTTGGAGATCCAAGAGATTCCCAAAGACGACCCCGTTAAAAGATACAGGTTGGTGAAGGCAGACGAGTGGGATAAATTCCCGCCGAATGTCCTCAACAAACTCGTAGCCGGAGGAAAGCTAGTACTTGAGTCACAAGTGGCCAAGTACTATCTCTACTCCAAAAGACTCGAATCGCTCGAACAGGAAGTTCCGAGGAGCTCCCTGTGGGAAACGATTCGTGGAATGAGTGCACAACTCACTGAGTACGACGAGGAATCAACCCTCGTCCTGCTCAAGGAGTTCAAA